GAAAGAATACTTCCCATTTGTTGGCTTCATACCAAGACTGCTTAAACGGTGGCCCTTTAACTCCGACTCGCTCCAAAACCTCGTAACACAAGTGGATGCAGTCAATATGACCATCGCTGCCGTCAGCGCCTAGCCGGTACGGCATCCCAATAAGATCAGCGCAACCGGACATTATTGCTAATTGGCAAGTTACCAACGTTTGATTTGGTCAAAGCGCGTCGTGGCACATCCGCCCCAACAGCATCCAACACAGTGCTTAGCTCAAGACTTATTGACACGTTGTCCCACTGACCCCCAGTTACTTGGCCGATATAAGTGTGAACCACTTTATTTGCCGTTGCCAAACCTGTATCAGGGTCAGGGTCTTCAATGATCAACACGTCAACTTCCATAAGCCAACTTTCATTAAGAGCCCTAACAGCCCAATTTCTGGCTAATCTGCCGCTACCGTCCTTTTCGCCGCTTTTGTTTGGGAAAACGATAGTGGCCTCTAAGCCATCACCTGTACGGTTAACGGTTACGCCGGAAAAACCAAAAGGAACAAACAGATAGCCAGCGTCCTTGTGCGTAATCTGTTTTCCAATAAAGAAATTTTGAAAACGATAAGTTTTTTCTTCTTTATCTTTTATTTGTAGCGCATGGCCAAAGGCAAAACTTGTCATAGACCTAACCTCTTGCGGGTGCTACCGCTCATTTGTAATCGTTTTAGCGTGTTCTGTTCACCGCGTTGTGCGCCTTGCGATGCTGCACGTTGCATTCCAGATTGGAATTGATCAGCGGTTACATAATCAACGCTGTTGATACGTTCCACGGTGTAGCGAACGTCGATTGGTGCGGCGACTGCAACGCCACCATCACCTGATGCAGAACCGCCACGATTGTCAGGAATGACACCACCACCACGCGATCCTCGTGAATAACGCGACATGCTTTCACGCATTTTGGATTCAGGGATGACGTACTCAGGTTCGCCGCCTTCACCGATTAATGCGTTAGTTGGCTTGTTTACAACGCCGCCTTCCGCATGAGGAATAGGCGGAAGCGGCGGTGGCCCTTGGTTAAAAAAGTTTGGGTTTTTCCCTAAGTTCACCCCCTGGCCAGAAGTAACACCAACACCAGCTATTGACGAAACTATCTGTGTAATAAATTGAATGGCCTGCATCTTGATTGCAGCAGCAATAATCTGAGCCGTCATATCCAAGAAATGATCTGCTGTTCGTTGGAATAGATTTGCCAACGCTTCTTGAGCAGTCATGCTGCCGCTAATAACACCTCTGAATGATTCGCTGAAGGCATCTCCTATCGCGTTTGCTGCAGCAATCACTTGATTTGCTGGGTCTACCAAATCATTCAATATTTCTTTAAGACGTTCTGATTCGGTTCCTAACTTGTCTAAAAATGTCTTAGGGGCTAAAGCTTCTTCAATAGCGCCGCCTGCTTTGCCTTTCTTGTCTTTTAGACCATCTCTGTCTTCCTTAAGCTTATCTAGTGCTTTTTGCTGCTCAATGTACTCGTTAGTAACTCCTTTTTGATTCTTCAAATCTTGAAGAGAAGCTTCTGCTTTAACAATTTGAGCATTTACTGTCTGCAGTAGTTTTTCATAACCACGATCCAGCTCTAATAGTTGTTTCTTCAGCTCTACCGCTTGTTTGGCCGCAGCAGGAGTGCTGCCTTCCATAATTAAACGAGAATACTCTCGCTCAAAAGCCATCTTGTCTTCATGCTTTTGAGTGATCGAATCAAGCTGTTGGCTTGCTTTATTGAACGCATTTTCGGTGCGCTCAATTTCGCGGTCGACAGCTTTAACTCGCCTTTCAACCGCCCTCTGCTGTCTTTCCTCGGCTCTTTGTTGCTTGTCACTGGCTGCCGCGCTTCTTTTACTTGCAGCTTCTATTTGATCGTCTCTTTTAGTAGCTAAGTTTAAAAGTTTTGTGTCTCTTTCAATATCAATTAACGTTATATCGGCACCCTCTTCTAACTTTTTACCTATAGCTTCTTGCACGATATTTTCTTTTTCTAGATTAAATATATGCGTGTTAGTTAAATCTCCTTCTAGTTTAGAAATTGCTAGATTATTTTTAGCAATTACGTGCTCAACGGAACCGATTCTTGCCGTTTCTACTTTTACAGCTAAACGATCTTCTTCCTCTTGTTTAATTTTTCTTTGTAAGCCCACCATTTCCACCTCTATTCCCGCCTGCCGCCGCAAACCTGCACCCGTAACGTCCCCAAGAAGAGATTTTTCATTAGAAATAAGTTGCGCTTGCAACAATGCTTGTCTTGGGTCTTTAGACGCTTTTGCTGCAGATAAATCAGTTTGAAATTCCAGTGCTTGCGTTATTCTTCCTACAACGGGTCCTGATAATCTTGCAATTTGGGCCAAAATTTGCGTGGTCGTTTTGGTAAGCGCGTTTCCAAAACGTGTTGAAACATCACCGAAAGCTGTAAGAGCTTCAACGCCCTCATCACCAACAACTAAAGAAAGCTGCTTGGTTGCTTCCTCAAGCGCTACTTGTTCACCCGCTAATTCTTCCAGACTTTGTATTGCATCCTGTACTGAACTGCCCACCAGCCCTAAAGACTCCACAACAGCATTAACATCTGCCGTTGCAAGATTTAACGCCTGGCCGAGAGTAGCGGCTTTTGCAGCAAGCTCATCAACGAATCCGCCCAGCACTTGTAGTGCGATAGAGGCTGGTCCAAAAGTAGACCCTGTAATAGCTCCGCCAAACGCACCACCAATCGCCATGCCTGGACCGCCGCCAAACAACAGCGGGAAAGCACCGGCACTAACAGCCGCACCAGCTCTTTCCTTACCAGTAGCGTCCCCAAAAAGACTGTTTTTACGCTTAGTAGCTCTATTCCCTAATTTTGTGTCGAAATCTTTTAAAGCTTTGTCATTTGTGTCTTTAGCCGCTTTTAGCTCTGCGGCTGCTGCTCGATCAATTTGAGCTAATTTTTGTTTAAACACAACATCATCGTTCGCAAGCTCTATTTTGGTTACATTGTTGTCGTGCGCCTTAGCAACCGAAGTTAGTTGGGTATAAGCAGCAAAAGCCGCTTTTGTAAGCTGCTCTACTTCCTGCATTTGACGGATTCTTCCCCCAACAGGGCTTGCTGCGCCAGGTCCTATAGGCCCCGTATATTGCTGCAATCCTTCCCTACGTTGCTGGCGCTCTAGCCGTACTCCCCTGAGTAAATCTGCGCGTCTAGCGCTTTCCGCTCTTTTTAAATCATTTGTAAGTCTTATCTGATCTTTTATTTGGTCTTTTTCGTCTTGACGTGCTTTTGACCTAGCTCTAAACCCAGATGGATCAAAAGTATCTAATTTTGATATTCTTTCAAGCGCTTGTTCAACAGCATCTAACTCTTTTTTAAGCGCTTTAATAGTATTTAGGTTTTTTACCGCGAGCTGAATATCTACGTCGTAGGCGGCCACAGCACAACACGTAAAGTCTTACGGCCCAGTCTACCGTGCGCCCATTGATCGTGCCCTCGCACCGGCCTTCGCGTTTTGGACAGTTTTATCCTGCTTCTCGTTGTGCAGCTCAAAGTAAGCGGCCCAGCCGATTAGCTCTTCTAGTGTTAGGTGTTGGCTTAGCTGAGCAACTGTGGTTCCTAATTCCTTGGCAAGGAAATAAATGAAATACCAGTCGCTATTGGCTTTTCAAGGCTGCTTTCGCGTCCTCCACCTTGTTTTCTGCGCCAGAGGACAGCATCGCTAGTTGAATGTCTTGCAGCACCGCAGCTTCTACAGCGTTTTTAAGCACTGCTTTTTCGCCGTCTTGGAACAGGCGTTTACCTTCTGCGTCCAGCGCCTTTTCAATCAACATGCCAAGAGCAAAATCGTTGGCGTCGTCAGATCCAGCTTTTTTCTGGATGGCTTCGCGCTCGGCAATGGTAAGGGGGTGCCAATAGATCTCTAACGCAATTTCGTCGCCATCTTTGACCTCATGCTTGTATAGCTGACTGACGCCAAACTTATTACGGAGTAGCTCAGAGGCACGCATACAGTAGTAGCATTTATCTGAATATACTACACAACTGCTGTGAATTGGCAGGAGATAATGCCAATAA